GTGCCCTATCCCAGCCCTCTCCGCCTCCCCATCCGTTTCGGAACGGCCCTGCTGGCCGCCGGCCTGTCGCTCCCCCTGTTGCCGCTCGCAGCACCGGCGGCCATGGCGGAGCCGCTGAAGGCGACCTACCGCGTGTTCGTCGGCGGCGTCACCGCGCTGGATGTGGATGCGACACTGGATGTGACGGGCGACCGCTACCGGATTGCGGTGTCGGCGGTGACCGGCGGCACCATCGGCCGCCTGTTCACCTGGAAGACGGAATCGGAGAGCGACGGCCGCCGCCAGGGCGACGACCTGAGGCCGGCCAACCACCGGCAGTCCAGCCGGTTCCGGGGGGAGCCGCGCAACGTCACCCTGACCTACGGGCCGCAGGGCGACGTGTCCGCCACCGTCACTCCCCCGCCGGAGACCGACGACCGCGAGCCGGTGCCGCCCGCCCTGCAGCGCGGCACGCTGGACCCGCTGTCCGCCGTGCTGGACCTGCTCTTCGCGGTGGGGGCGAGCGAACGCTGCGACCGGTCGCTGCCGGTCTTCGACGGGCGCCGCCGCTACGATATGATGTTCGCCGAGGTTGGGCGGCGGATCGTCGATCCGTCACGCTATTCGGTCTTCTCCGGCCTCGCCCAGCAATGCCGGGTCAGCTACAAGCCGGTGGCGGGATACGGGAGGTCCGGCCCCACCGGCCGCTTCTGGCAGCGGAGCAGCCCGGCGGACCGGCCTCCGGTGGATTTGTGGCTGGCTCCGGTCGCCGCCGGCTATCCGCCCCTGCCGGTGCGGCTGGAGACGGACAGCGATTTCGGCAGCGTGGTCGTCCACCTGACGAGCGTCACGCCGCCAGCCGCAGACCGCCGGACCGGGGCCGCACAGCCGCCGATCCGTTGACCGTTGCGGCGGGCGTAGCCCCGGCGGGCGAGCGGGTGTCGAGGATCAGGTCCGACGGCTGAATGCCGACGCGCCGCATCGCTTCGCTCAACGCCCCCGCTGACGGCCAGAGAAGGCGTCCATCCAATTCCAGCAGCGCGCCATCCAGGAGCGCCGCATAGCCGCCCAGTTTTCCCATATGAACGATCCGAGCCATGCGAGAGGCCATGGTGGAGTTCCTTCCCATTGGGGACCCGCGTAGCGCGGCGCCGACGGCGGCACGACGTGCCGCCGCCCGGCCCGCACCCGGCAGGGTCTTGGTTTCTTGTCTTGCCTGCCGGAAGCGGCCAGCATCAGCAGCAGGAGCGTGGTGGAGATGGCTAGGGAACCGGCCATCACGGCATCGTCCTGCATCATGGCGCGCCCTCCCGGATCGACCCTAATACTGTAGGGGCTTTGCCACGCCCGCGGGCGGATCCTGAGGGATACCGCAGCTGTCCAAAAGGATAGTATCAGCGTATGCATTGATCCGTGGCACCAGCGGCAACGTCGTTCGACGCCCTCCACACGCCAAGGCCGATCCCGACCGAAGCGGCTATTTCCGCCGTCCGGTGCAGGACCACGCCATAACCGGCCCGGCTATGACAGATTGAAACAATCTGCAAAAAGCGAATTTTGCCAATGGGTTAGACAAAGAAAATGCGCGCCATTTTCTTGGATGGGCGGTCGCACTGCAGCGACCGCCCGTTTCGCATGTAGAGCCTCAATCCCCCAGAGGGCAGAGCGCCTGATAACTATCAATTTTCAATGGAAATTCTTCCCATTCCAAGGGCTGAATCAATGCCAAAACACCCCCCTCTCGCATACACTCTCGCAAACGCTTCTCTGAGGCCCAAACGAAGAAGGGGAGCGGGGCATGCAGCTACTCGAGGAGACGCTCCGCCCTTCGCGCGTCCAGCTCTGCCCTGGATGTAGTCGAGAGCGTCTAGGACGTGGTCGACCCTTACATGGCTCAGCGGCCACACCTTGGCACTGTCGTTGAGGATCTTGATCGTCCGTAGCTTCAGGTGACATAATCACTTTGCGTTCGTTTTATAGTCGTTATAGGCGCGGTTACCTCCCGCTTTTCGAGAAGCGGAACGCGGCGACCAGGCAATTAAATACAAGGAATGTGGATAACCGCCATGCTCATTGAACAAGAAATTATCTTTATGAAGTGGCCTCAAGAAGCTGCCGGAAATCCAAATCTAGTCCGGCAGGGCACTGTAATAAAGAACATCTCCACGGGCCAGATCGAGCATCATCTATCGGAGGCGTTTCGCTTTCGCGCGCCAAATATTGGACTATTCTCATCTATTAGCGGCGCTCTAAATCTTGGAGTGTCAGCGATTACATTTGCTTACATGAGCGGTCAATTTAGAGCGCTCAATAAGAGATTTTCTCGCCTAGAATCGAAGATCGATAAAGTAAACAACAAGATTGATGAACTTATCGGTGCGGTTGCGCAGATCGATAAGAAAGTTGATTCTATAGCGTACGATCTGAGTTCTCTATCTGGAAGAATTGATGCTCGCCATCGAGATATGGTGTTTGCGGAAGTAGGTGCTGTGCTGGATACCTTGGCCTACGCTGATCGAAAAGATGAGGCAGGCGCTCAAAGCATCGTCACGCAAAATCTTGTGCCCATCCATAAAGCTATAAGGATTTTTGATAGCCTTGTGGACGAATACGAAAATGCACTCGATGAGCATGAATTCTGTACAGTTGAAGTAAACAGAATGCGGCTGATGAGCGAGCTTCTTTCAATAAAAATTGATCTAACTATTGGCGAGAAGGAGGCCGCGCACCAGAAGGCAGTAGAAATTTCTAAATTAATTGAGAAATCGGCTTCGGATTTCTTCTCAAGAATTCTTACAAGCAGCGTAATTGCAAAGGAAATCCGCCGTGACAGAGGGCTCCTTTCCCATATTTCGGAGCTCTATGAGGAGGCTACGGGGAATTCAAAATCTGAATTTCTCATCGACACAATTCAGAGCAGCGCAATTGAATACGACATCAATATTGCGAAAATATCGTCAGCAATCACAACGTCGGTGATGCTTCCATTAGCAAGCTTAAATAGCAAAATTTTTCTCTCACAGGTTGGGAAAAACAAGATCGATCTTGATTACATTGCGACTTCTATAACCGAGATATCAGAGGGATCGGAAGGGCTTAACGATCTTTTGGCCAGAGATGCTACAAATCTTTCCTTGAACGCTCAAGATATAGATGGAATTACAGCATACATTAAAGAATTGGCATCTCTGACATCCATAGCTCGGGGGGCGCAGATCGAAACGCAATTGCTGTTGTCTGCACCCGATATTTCATCCACTCTAAAGGAAAATGTGAAATTACCTTTCCAAACGGAATACGTGCTGCAAGTGGTCTGAGCAAGACAGATCGTAGTGTTAAAACAGCGCGGGTCGAAACCTATCGAAAGCCGCAACGTTGTTCACGTGTGAACACTTCGGCCTCCCTCAGCGCACCGGCGCCCACCCGCACAGCTGGGCGCCGGTCAGATTGTGCGCCAGCAGCTGCTCGGCAGTGCCGTCGGTGAGCGCGTCCGCCCGGCTAGTGTAGATCGGGCGGAAGGCGGCGCAGCCTCCCTCAGTCCCGGCTCCATTGGTCGCGCAGCCGCTCAGCAGCGCCAGCAGGATGCCGGCGTAGATCATCCTCAATCCCATGGCGCACCTCTGCGTTCCGGAGTGCCTGTGTGGTCGACTCTAGGACGGCGTCCTGCCGCCCTGCTTGGCGCTGAAGCGCGCCGAAGGTGACGATCCCCGCCAGCACCAGGCTGGCGAGGATCAGGCCGGCAGCCGCTCGGCCCCAGTCCGTGGTGAGGAAGGCCAGCATCAGGCCGCCTTGCGCTGGTCATCCCAGCGCCGGCAGAGCATCACCGCCACGGCCATCCCCAGCAGGGCGGCCGCGGCCCAGCCCAGCGCCCCCGACGGCAGCGCCTGCAGCAGCTCCTTGATGGCGGTGGAGACGTCGCGCGCCTGGTCCAGCAGGACGGCCACGCCAGCCAGGCCGAGTGCACCGCCGCCGCTGACGGCACTGACCGACTTGGCCATCGGTTTCATGGCCGGCGCCAGCTCGGCAACCCGGCTCACCGGGTGGACCTCATCCGACAGGAACAGGGCAGCCTCGGCCGCCCGGCGCTTGACCAGGCCGGCCATCACCTTGCCGGCGCCCCGCGTCCATTTGGCGAACTCGGCCGCGGCGCCCGCGGCGTCACCAACGTTCAGCTTGCGCAGCAAGGTGGACGGCTGGCCGCTCTTGAGCACGACGAACCCGTCCTTGCCGACGTCCTTGCCCTTGGCCTTCCGACCGGCGCCAACGTTGAAGACGAAGGATACCAGCGCACCGCGCTGGGCGTCAGTCAGCTCGACGGTGACAGCACGGTCGACCACCGCCGCGGCGGTGTCGAGGTCGGCCAGCAGCAGCTGCTCGGCCTGCGCCTTGGTGATGCGCAGTCCCGGCCGGACATCCGGGCCGGTGTGGCCGTAACCGATCGTCCAGGGAGCGCCGCCGGTGGCGGGATCCGGGTAGGCGGTGAGGCGCAGGCCTTCGGCCTCCTTCACGAGGTCGACGGCGGCTTGCAGGATAGCACGCATGGCGGAAACTCCTTCGCGCATGAAAAAGGCCGCCCGGTGCATGCCGGGCGGCTTTGTGGAGGTCAGCAGCGGGTGGCGTGTTAAGTTTTGGCGCCTCACATGAGGGCGAGAAAATCGACTTGTCCGGCCACCAGCACCGCGCCGATCGCGGCGCCGGCGCCGGCACCGGTCAGGAACTCACCCCATTCAGTCGGCCTGGTGAGGCGCCAGGGCAGTGCCGGCAGCTTGGCGCCGGCGAGGTAGGCCAGAACCATGGACAGGCCGCCCAGCGGCAGCCACATGGCCGCGGGGTGATCGTGGGCCAGCGGCAGGGCAATCAGGTACAGCCGGGCAATGCCAACGGCTGCCAGGTAGCCCAGCTTGTTCGGGAGGCTGATGCGGGCGGTCCAGCTGGCCGGGTAGTCCGCCGGCGTCTCGGCCAGGTTCTGCCCGGCCGAGTGCGGCAGCCAGGCTATGCCGGCGAAAGCGAGCGCGCCGCATTGTGCCGCGGTGATGGCGGCAGCGCGGTCCAGCGTGAGACCGGCCAGCAGCAGATAGACGTCGGCCGCCACCGGAAGCGCCCAGAAGAGCGCCCGCGCTGCGGTGGTGCCCAGCGTCTTGTGGTCTTGCCCGCGTTCCCGGAACGCACAGGCGAGGAAGAGGGTAGACAGTGCCAGCTCGCGCCAATGCACCGCCAGCCAGCCGGTGAGCACCGGCCAGAGGGTGGAGACCATCGAGTCCTCCGGACATGAAAAAGGCGCCTCGCAGGCGCCGGATCGGTCAGGGTTGGAGTGTTGTCGCGGACTATTCGGGCCAGCCGGCCAACTCGTCCACGGCGGCCGGATCGGCGGCGGTCAGAGCTGCATCCTTCAGGTCACGGGCATGCTGAACCGTGGCGGAATAGGAGAGCGCCACCGCGGCGGCCAGGGCGATCCCATCGGCCGGGGTCGGCAGCGGTAGGCGGGTGTTGTCGATGGCGATCCAGCCTTGGGCATAGCTGTCCGGCCATGCAGGCAGCGCGCCCGACAGCACCAGCCCGGCCGTGGTCGCCATGCCTCCCAGGTCCGTGCGGTTGGCGTCGGACGTTGAAAAGCGCTTACCTGCATGCAGGGCGCCAAGCCCCAGCCGCCGATCCCGCTCCGCGTCGATGGCGCGCACCTTGGCGGATCGGGCAGCCTCCAATTCGTTGGCAAGTTCGGCAGACGAGAGGTCAACCATGCGGTAAACCACCGTCACGGCGTCGCTGCCGACCGTCCAATCCTCCACCGGCCGCCACTCGGCGCGCTTGCCGGGCTCCAACGGCGGATCGTCAACCACCGGCAGCAGAGACCAGCCAGGGCACATGGCGGCCCAATCATCGGCGGACCAGAGTGACCAAGCGTCGGCCGGATGGTTGACCGCATCCTCAGCCTCCCCATACACAAAAGGCGCAGCAGCAGCATAAACCGCGATTACCGCCCCTTCGGACACTACAGCAACAGGGAACTGCATCACATTCTCCTTCGTCCAGGGCTATGCCGTAAAATTAAATACTTGGCGTTGATTGGAAGAAGTCCACGTAACGCCAGACCTTGCAAGTCTGGTTACCCACGTCGCGTTATCGTGACTGCACTCTACGGAAAACATATTTGGATCACCTCCCATCGGGCCGATTGTAATAGCTACCGCCGTAGCCTCAACGGGGGTGGTGGCGCCAAAGTCAATAGTGATCCAAGACGGTGTGCCGTCGTGCCATTGACCTGAACTAGTACTCTTATCAAAAGCCACGTTCTTACTACTGAACAGCTCATTTTTTGCTGTGATGCTTGATGCAGGTGCCGCAGTCTGTGGGTAAGATATCCCGCTCCCTATGTATTCAATTTCAGTGATATAGATACCGTCCATGGTCGTTTGAAGTGGAAACGACAGGCGGTAATATCGGTACAAATCGGCGCCGCTGCACATCATCAGATCATCGATGCCAATCATGGTCACGCTCCCTTGACGATGGAATAATAGAACTTACCGTCTGGGTAAACCTTCCCGACAGCGAAGTTCACCTTGCCGGGCGCTGTGTTTGCACTGGTGCCGCCGACATTGATGCAGTTGACGCCAAAGCTCATGGTCCGCCCGCCGGCACCGTCCTGGGTCCACTTGATGGACAGGGGCTGCACCCTACCCACAGCCGGCACATTCGTCGGGTTGGCGATGGTGGCCGCCGCACCCAGCGTGCCGCAATCGAACTCGTTGCCAAGCTGGCAGTTCGGGGTGAAAGCTCCACTGACATTTGCCAGAGTTACGACGTTCTGCTGGACGGCGGCGCTGAACTGGATCGAAGCGACAGTAACGCCAGAGCGAACAACCTGTAGCCAGTTGGCGCCAGCGGTCCCTGTGTCATTGAGAACGCCGAAGGACAGCACGCCGCCATCGACGCTGGCGTACCATTGATGGTTATTCAGGGCGGCGTCAGTTTCCCACCAGTAATAGGAAGGCCCAGCCCCCACAGCGGTGTAGGCAAGAGCCGCCAACGATCCGCCGGAGTCCCGCATTGCGAGTGTGTTTCCTACGGCGTTGGTTGAAGTCCAACTGCCGGTCAGGATGGTGCCAAGCGGATTGCCATCGGCGATGGTGGCACTGCCGGCCGCCGTTCCGGGGTACGGCTGTGAAGGGGCATTTACCGAGGTCCAGGTCCCTGCGCACATCACCCGGTAGGTCATGTTGGTGTAAGCAGGGCGCGAGACGAACACGTCGTAGACGAAGCGATTGCTGCCGCTCTGAACGAACTTCACGGCATTGCAGGCAGAATTGCCCAGGTAGGAGTACTGCCCGGCAACGTTCGGAAATGCGGCGTTTGTGTCCGCCAGCATGGTGGCCGTGATGAAGGTCACGCCGCCTGTGCTGGTCGGCTGGTCAATCGAGTAGGCATACCCCCCCGTCATCTCGATGAGCAGACGATCTGCCACCTGGGCAGTCCAGGTTCCCAGCTTGACCCAATCCGCCACGCTCAGAATCGGAAGGGAGAACCGGCGGCTGTAGTTCGTCGGATCCCAGGTCTGGGCGTTGGCGGCTGCCTGCTGGGCAGCCTGCCGGTCCAGCCCGGTCTGCTGCCGGTCGGCTGCGGTGGCCTGTCGGTCCTGCGCGGTTGCCTGGGCGGCTGCGTCGGCAGCAAGACGATCCTGGTGGACGGCATCCCGGTCGGTGGCAACCGCCTGCCGATCAGCCGCGGTTGCCTGGGCGTCCGCATCGGCTGCCAACCGATCCTGATGGACCGCCGTCTTATCCTGTGCCACCGCCTGCCGATCTGCACCGGTCGCCTGCCGGTCCTGCCCGGTGGCCTGCCGATCGGCAGCGGTCGCCTGGGCATTCTGCTGGGCGCTCTGCGCGCTGTTGGCTGCCGCTGAAGCTGATTCGGCAGCATTCCCCTCGCTGGTGGAGGCCGCGGTCATGGCGGTGCCCACCCCGTTGGCCACCGTGCCGATGTCCTGGATGCACGGATCCCAGTTGTCGGCCATGCCACCCACACCGGTGAGGCCGCCGGGGTTCTGCGCCGTCTTTTCGTCGCCGTTGTAGTAGTTCAGCAGCCGCTGGGCTGCCGCCAGCATGGTGGCCAGCGTCGTCATGTCGTCACCTCACCAAGAGAAATCGTGGCGGCGCTGTGCAGGTCGTTCAGGTACTTCTGGCTGAAGTCCTCGATGACCTGGAAAAGCCCGCCGTAGCGGTAGCAGTCGAAGGCGCTGTCGGTGTCCGGCAGCCACACCGCCGGCCGGTCGGCGTCGAGGAAGTTGACCAGGTCGAACAGGCGGTCCCGGTCGCCGGACTCGTTGACGGTGCGGTCGAGCGTGGCGGTGCGCCGGCCGCGCCCGGGCTCCACCGCCACCCCGCCGCCGGCCAGCTCCGTCACCTTGCCGCCGCGGCGGTAGCCCTCCGCGGACGCGCCGACATGGCGGTCGATTGCCACGCTGTCGCCGGCCCAGCCGAACCCAATCCGATAGGCCTGTTCGGTCGTGCTGTAGCGGCTGCCGGTCACCCGGTAGGCCGGGCCGTAGATCGTCCAGCGCAGCACCTGCGCGCTGCACAGCGGCATCACCACATGGATGTTCGTCGGGTAGCGCAGGAACTCACGGGCGCCCAACTGGCCCAGCACGGTGTTCTCACCGCCGAACCGCAGCGTCTTGGGATCGTAGAGGCCGGGCAGCACCAGGCGGTCGATGCCGCCGGCGAACTGCGTGCTGAAGGCCAGCGAGGTCCGGGCGCTGGTCTTGAAGGCCTCCAGCCGGATACGGCCGGTTTTCCACAGGTTGGTGCGGTAGAGGCCGGCATAGGTCAGGTCGATCGGCCGGTCCCACTCCCATTCCAGCACCACCGGCTCGTCCCGGCTGCCGATCCGGGTGGACACTGCGGCGTCCACCAGCGGCAGCGTCTTCAGCGCATCGAGCGGCGCCGTTGCCGCCCAGTCGGCAGCAACGCCGGTGATGGCGCAGTCCTGTTCCGACAGCTCGTTGATATGGGCCAGAAGTCCGGTTGCCATGGCTCACCGCGCCACGTAGAGGGTGGCGCCGCCGCTGCGGTCCGCGATGGACCGGCCATAGACCACCACCGGCGCCCCATCGGCAAAGCCGGCGATGTCGTCCTCCACCGTCACGGTGTCCCCGATCCAGACGCCGGGCGCCCCGTCCAGCGCCGGCAGCTCGTAGAGGGTGGGCGGCGCCGACAGCTCGGCCACCCAGGCCGGCAGCTCTGCCGCGGCATCGGCGCTGAAAGTCAGCGCGGTCTCGACCGTGGCCACCTTGGCCGAGCTGCCCCAGGTGGCGGCGATCGCCTCGTCGGTGGCAGATGGCACTTCCACCCATTCCTGGATCCAGCGGGTGGCGTCGGCCACGGAGGCGTCGGTGGCGGCGCTGCTGGACGGGCTGGGGTTGTGGGCGCAGCGCAGCACCACCTGCTTGGCCGGCGGGTTGTGCTGGCCCTCGACATACTGCAGGCCCGTGGTGGTGCCGGCGGCGCTGCTGTAGGCCCGGACCGCCGCCGCCGCGGTGGGACGGGGAACGCGGGTCACCACCAGCTGGCCGGCGGTGCCGACATACCAGCCGCCCCGCGGCACGCTGCCGACGAACTTGGCATAGGCGGCGGCATGGGTGGTGCCGTCGCCGGCGGGGAGGAAGAGCCCCACCGTGCGCGGCACCACGTCCATGCCGGCGCTGTCCACCGTGCCGGCCAGCCCGGCGCCGGTGGCCAGGGCGGCGATCAGCTCGCCGATATAGCGGCGGTAGACGCCGGCGAATTTCCGGCCCAGCACCTCGACGCGAAAGTCGGCATACTTCACCGTGGTGGTGATGATCCCGCTGGCGAGGTCGACCGTGAAGTGCGCGTTGTCCGCCGGGGTGGCGCCGCTCTGCCTGGTCACCCCGACACCGGAAGACCAGCCCCGCGGCACGTCCTGCACCGGCTTGCCGCCACCGACAGACCAGCGGTGGAAGCCGTCGATGATGCCGAGATAGGTCGGCCGCGCCATCGGGCAGTGCCCCAGCGGCAGCTCCTTCAACGTGTCCTTCAGCTCGGCCGGCCCCTCGTATCCGCCGGTGCCCTTGTAGCGCTCGGTCTGGATCGGCGTGTCGTAGTCGAGGCGCTGGTCGTAGATCGGCAGGGCGATCTCGGTGCGCTTGGGCTTGGGCTGGCCAACCCGGGCGGTCCAGATGGTCACCGCCTCGGCCAGCGGCGCCCCGTCCTCGATCTCGCGCTCGGTCACCGACTGGATGACATAGTCGCCGGTCAGCAGCAGGTTGAGCGGCCGGTCTTCGAGGGCGAGGCGCAGCCAGGCGCCGGTGTCGAGGTCCTGCAGGGTGGCGAAGCGCTGTCCCGGATTGCGCGAGGTCTCGTTGCGCAGCACCAGGTCGCCGATCCGCAGCTCGGCCTGCCCGTCCGCGGCACCCAGGCTGCCGATCGACACCGACGCGTCGGCGCCGGCGGTCACCAGCGGCAGCCAAGTGACGTTCGCCGGGCTGTCGGCCGGGCCGGACTGGTAGCCGGGGAAGGTGGCCAGCGGCAGCCGGTGGCGGTGGCCGCTGGGGCGGTGGAACAGTGTCAGGTCGATCAGACGCACCGTCATCAGGCGGCCCTCCGGGTGTTGGCGAGTTTTCTGGGCAGGTCGCTGGTGGCGGCCTCGACGCGGGCCAGCAGGGCGGCGGCATCGGCGCCGATGCGGGCGCGCTGGGTGAGGGCGTCGCGGCCGATCGCACGGACCTCGTCGCGCAGGCCCTCCACCGCCTCCAGCAGCTCGGCCACGCCGGCGCCGCCGGCATCGAGGTCGGGGCGGCGGAAGGAGACCATCGGCGCCGGCGGCTCCAGGTCGCTGCCGGGCAGCCGGAGGTCGAGCGCCACCGGGATGCGCCGGCCGTCGGGCAGCGGCACATGGGCCTCGGCGGTGTGGGCGCCTTCCGACACCCACGCCAGCTGCGGCCCGAAAGAAATGCCGCCGGTGGCGAAGCCCGGAATGCGTCGGGTGCCGGCCAGCACCTCGTCGATCCCGTTGTCCAGGAACCACCGCGCCAGATTGAAGCCGGGGTTGCGCGCCCGCTCCGCCTGGATGTCGGGGAAGGCGCCGAAGGTCGCCTCTATCTGGTCAAGGCTGAAGGCCTGCAGCCGCTGGCGCTTCTGCTCCGTGGTCTCGGCAGGCGCCGCGGGGGTGGAGGGTGTCGCCGTCAGGACGGCTTCGCCGAACCTTGAAGCCCGGCCACTGTCCATCGCCAGCCAGACATTGAAGGCCTCGTCCAGCTTGCCGCCCCAGCCCATGGAGCTGGCGATCCCAGCCTGCTGCGCCCCCGACAGGCGTTCCCATGCCGTCTGCACCGCCGCCGGCGCGCTGTAGCGCGGCCGGTTGTCGTTGCCGTTGGTCAACTTCATCAGCGGCGTCAGCGCCGACTGCCAGACGGCATAGCTCTGGTCCATGACGTCGCGCAGGCCGGACAGGCTGCCCAGCTGGCGCTGCCCGATCGCCGCGGCGTCGGCCCGGGCCTTCTGCAGCTCCTTCAGCTGGTCCTGCGCCACCTGCAAATCCTGGGTGGCGGTGTCGAGGCTCAGCCCGCTGGTGTTGCCCAGTTCGGCAAAGACCCTGTCCACCTTGTCCCACAGCACCGACGCGGTGCCGCCGCTGGCCGCCTTCTCCAGCGCCACCAGGGTGGGACCGACCTGCAGCAGCGTCTGCCGGGCGGTTTCCTTTTCCGCATCGGTGGAGCTGCCGTTCTTCAGCACCGCATAGGCGGCGTCGAAGCGGTCGGTCGCCTCCTGGATCTTCTGGCGCGGTGCCAGCGGCGAGTCGTCGCCCTCCCGCAGGGCGGCGCGGGCGTCGCGGAACTGCCGGGCGGCCTGCAACAGGGCGATGGCGCCGGACTGGATGGAGTCGACCACCTGGTGCTTGGCGGCGATCTCGCGGTCATAGGCGTCCAGCAGGTCCTGCTGTGCCAGGGAAAAGGCTTGGCTCGCCCGTTCCGCCATCTGCACCAGGCGCAGCTGGGTGGTGTCGTAGCCGGCCGCGGTGGCCTCTGCCAGGGCTGCCGCCTGCTGGGCGTCCAGCGCGATCAGCCCGGCGCCGCGGCTGTTGCCGAGCGCCGCATACATCCGGCTGGTGACGTCGGCCTGCCAGGATGCCTTCTGCACCGCCTTCTCGGCCGCATCGGCGCTGTCGCTCCACGCCTGGGTGAGATAGCCCACCATGGTGCTGTACTGGTCACCGGTGATGGTGCCGTCATAGAGGGCACTGTTCAGCCGGCCCAGCGCCGCCCGCTCGGCCTCGATCGTCAGCGTGCCGCCGGATGCCGCCTGCTCCACCCCCTCGATGACGCCGGCCAGCCCCTTGATGGCAGAGTTGGTGCGGTCGAGGCCCAGCCCCTGCAGCCGGTCCAGCGCGCTGGATTTGGCGTTGGGGTTGATCAGCGCCTCAATGGCGACGGCCCCCTGCCGCTGCACATAGGCCACCGCGTCGGCGTAGCTGTCCTGCAGGCGTCGGGTGTAGCGTGCCGCCAGTTCGGCCACCTCACCGGTGGTGTAGCCGAGCGACAGCAGCGCCGGCCGGAACTGTTCGAACTCGATCTCGGCCTGCTTGGTCGCCGCGGCCATGCCCACCAGCGGCTTGGTCGCCGGGCCGAGCCCCATCATCGCCTCGATGCCCTTGCGGGCGGCGGCGGTCAGCTCGGTCTCGGTGGCCAGCCCCAGCTCGCTGGCCTTGCTGCGCCAATCGGTGATGTTGGTCTTGACCTGGTCACCGATCGCCTTGGCGTTCTCGGTGAAGGTCTTCAGCAGGTTGTTCGTCGGATCCAGGCTGGCGTTCATCACGTCGAGCTGCTGGCGGAAGCCCGCGGCGAAGCCCAGGTCGGTGGCCAGTTCCTCGGCCTTGGTGGCCTTGGAGGTGGTGAGTGCCTTCTTCACGTCGTCGTTGACGCCGGTCAGCTGGCCGGTGCCGATCAGCCCCTTCAGGCTTTCGCGCATGTAGAAGGCGATCGCCTGGTCCTGGTCGGTGAACTCGACGCGCTGCCCGGCCTTCTCCCCGACGCTGGGAGTCACGTACCACTTGCCGTCCTTGGCGAACTGCTGGATGAGCCCCGTGTTTGCGCCGTCGCCACCGGTCAGCTTGCCGCCGATGCCGGCCACCACCGTGTTCATCGACGCGGCGACGGCATCGGTCAGCTGCTGCATCTGGCCGGCATCGGCGCCGTTGTCCGCCAGGGCGGTGTCGGTGCGGAATCCGCCCTTGCCGTCCAATACGACGTTGCCGGAGCTGTTGGGACCGACCGTTGCCTTCTGGGTGCCCAGCATGCCCATGATGCCGCCGACCACCGCGCCGATCGCCAGTCCGATCGGCCCGCCGATAGCGCCCAGCCCCATGTAGGCGGCGAGTGCCGACGCGCCGGCGCCCAGCGCCGCACCCGACAGTCCGCCCACCACCTTGGAGTTGGTCAGGGTTCCCAGGTAGGCCCCGCCCATGCCGCCGAAGGCACCGGCGCCGGCGGCGCCCAGATAGGCCGAGAGGCCGGTCCCGGCAGCCACGCCACCGGCCGCACCGCCCGAAGAACCGGCCACCACCGTGGGAGAGGCCGAGACGGCCAAGCCAGGGTTGGCGGCCTGCAGCATGGCCGTCTGAGACGCCAGAACCTCGGCAGACGGTGCCAGCACCGTTTGCCCGGCGAGCGTCGTCGCTTGGCTGCCGATGCCGAGCGCGCTGTAACCGAAGCTGTCGATTGCGCCGGACAGGCCGCCGGGGATGAGTTTGTCGAGCGCCCAGCCGGCGCCCTTCGACAACGCGGTGTTGGTCAGGCTGCCGGTGAGCCCGCCACCCTGCGCCTGTCCCGATTGCTCGCCGCTGCCGCCGAACAGGTCGAACACGGTGGGCAGGTTGCTGCCCATCACCATGTTCTTCAGCGGGTTGATGACGGCCATCTTCAGCGCGAGCTGCTGCAGCTCCACGCTGACGGTGCCGATGGCGTCGGCCCACGACATGGTCGACTTGCCGGCCGCAGACAGCTTCTGCAGGATGGCGTCGAAGCTGCGATCGCCGAATTGCTCCAGCTCCTGGTAGGCGGCGTTGGTCCGCTCCAGCGCCAGGTTCTGCCGGGCAAGCGCTTCGGCGTTGGCCAGATAAGCCTGCCCCTCCCGGCTGGCGGCGTCGATGTTGCGCTCGCGCAGGTCGATCAGGGCCTGAGTGCGCGCCAGCTCCACCGCCCGCTGTTCGGCCGACGCGCCGATCAGCTGCAGCTGCTTCTGTCCCAGCTCCAGCTGGTCGCGCTGCCGCTGCAGCATCGGACCGGCCGCCACCGCCGACTCCAGCTGCTGCGCCTGGGTCAGCAGCTCGATGTAATGGGCCTTGGCCTCGGTGTAGAGCTGGGTTCCCTGCTCGCCTTCCTTCAGCGCCAGCGTGTGCGCCTGCTCGGCCAGCTCCGCCGCCTTGACCGCCTGCGGCCCCTGCCCGTAGGCGGCCACCAGCGCTTTCTGTGCCTCGATCCGGGCCAGGATCGGCTGGGTGGACTCGGTGCGGAGCTGTTGCTGGGTGGACCGCTCCTGTGCCTCCAGATTGGTCCGGGTGGCCGCCGACAGTCCACGCACCGCCGCCGCCGCGACCTGGTTCTCGATCGTGGCCCGCCGGGTCGCTGCCTCGCCCTTGCCGGCAGCCGCGGCCAGCCGCGCCTGTGCATCGGTCTGCAACTGCAGCTGCAGCGTGCCCTGCGCCGCCGCCCCGGCCAACTGCGCCTGCGACGATGATTGCAGCACGGCCCAACGCTGCTGCAGGTCGAGCGGCAGCGACTTCAGCACCGCCCCGAAATCCTTGGTCGTCAGCAGAGTCTTCGCCGTCTCCGCCCCAAGGCCGGGGTACTCCACCGCGACCTTGGCCAGCTCGATGCGGTTCTGCGCGTGCGCCTTGGCCGCATCGGTGACCGCACCAGCCAACAGGCGCTGCCCGTTGGCCTGCCGCTCCAGCTCGGCGGTCTGGTCCCGTGTTTCCAGCCCGACGATCGGGCGCAGCGTCGCATCGGCAGCGTCCCGCTTGCGCCGCCACAGGTCGAGATCCTTGGCATCGCCATTCGTCGGCTCCGGCCCGACCAACTCGGCCAGCCGCCGCTGGTAGCCGGCCGGCACCTCCAACTGCTTGGACTTGGCCACCAGGTCAGCGAGTTTCGCCGTCAGTCCGGCGACCTCACCGCCCATGGTCTGGAAGCCGGATGCCGCCGTGCCCGCGTTGGTGCCGACACCGAGCACGGCCTTGGCCGCATCGTCGGCGGTGCCGTTCAGCAGCGCTAGCCCCGCCTCGGTTTCCTTGACCTCCTGCTTCGCCTTGGCCAGCGGGGCGGCCCACTCCGCAAAGGCCTTGACCAGCGGCTTCAGCCGGGCGTCTTGGCTGGCCAGCTTGTCGATGGCGGCAAACAGCGCCTCGGCGTCGATGGCGCCGGCGAGGAATTGCTGCTGAAGCTCGCGCGCCGGACCGAAGACCTTGGCGGCGTCCTCCTTCGACAGGCCGGACTCGTAGGCGGCACGGTCGATCTTGAAGGAACCGGCACGCGCGTAGGTCTCTTCCTGCTTCACCGCAGCCAGGGCGGCGTCGCGGGCGGCCTCCAGGTTCTGACGACGCAGGGCGGCGACCGCCTCCGTCATCGTCTTCACTTTGCCGGTGCTGCGGTCGAAGGCGGAGTCGAAGTCCCGCATCGCGTCGCTGTGCAGACGCGTCGCCTTTTCCGATGCGGTCATCCCGCTGGAAAAGACCGCGACCGCCGCGGCGCCCGCCAGCAGGGCGGCACCCACCGGGCCACCCACCAGGGCCATGGCTCCCGACAGCAGGGCCATGCCGCGCGAGGCGACCGTGGCCGCCACGCCGGTGCCGGCGATGGCAGAGGCCTGGGCACTCTGCGCCATGGTCAGCGCGACCGTGGTCTCCGCCACCCGCGCATCGGCCGCCGCGCGTGCGGTGCGGGCGGCGATCAGCGCCTCCTCGGCCTGCACCAGTCGCGCGGTCTTGCCGATGGCGGCGTCGAGCGCCGCAGCCGCCTCGTACTGCGTTGCGCGGGCAGCCAGGTCGGACCGGGCCTTGGCCTGGGCAGCCTGGGCGGCGGCGACGTCGGCCGCCGCCGCCTCCACCGTCGCGGCGGCGCCGGCGCGCAGCGCGGCCTCCTTCTGCAGCAGGTGCCCGGTGTTGGTCAGCAGCTCCTTGCGCAGCGCCACCTGGGAAGCGGCGAACTGCCCGGCAGCCTGGATCGCCGGCCCGATACCGCGGGCGACGAAGGCCGCACCCAACGCCAGGGCGGTGGCTTCCGCCGCCGCCGTCACCCGGTCGAAGTTGTCGGCAAGCCCGGCCATGGCCGGCTGCACCGCGGACAGCAGGCGATCCCCCAGCTCGACGCGGTACACCTCGGCCGCCGCACGCAGGCGGCTGGCCACCTGCTCCCCGGTTTCGGCCAAGCGGCTGTAAGCGGCCTCGGTGGCGCCCACCTTGTTCTGCAGCTCCTGCTGCGCATCGGCGAAGGCGGTGCTTTCCCGGCTGGCCAGGGCCATCACCGGCAGCAGCGCCTCGACGCCGCCGAACAGCAGGGCCATCGACTCGGAGCTGCCGCCGGTCTTGTCGGCCACCTCCTGGAGGAAGTTGGCGAGGCCCTTCGCCTTCAGGGCGCCGGCGTTGAACTCCAGGCCCAGCGCGCGGGCGGTCGCGGTGGCTTCCTGCGACGGCTTCAGCACGGCGGCGATCACCGACCGCATGCCGTCCATGGCGGTGGAGGTCTTGATGCCGTTGGCGGTCAGCGCGGCGGCGGCGGCCATCAGCTCGTCCAGCGACACGCCGGTCTGCGCCGCGATCGGGGCGACCTGCCCGATATAGGAGGCCAGCTCCTTGATGTTGGTCTTGCCGGCGGCGGCGGACGCGAAGAAGGCGTCGGCCACATTGGCCGCACCGCCGGCCGCCGCACCGTAGGAGTTGAGCACGGAGGTCAGGCCGTCGGCGGCGGTCTGCACGTCGGTGACGCCACCGATCGCCAGCCGGTTGGCCTCCGTCAGCACGGAGATGGCATTGGCCGCACTGTAGGCGCCGGCGGAAATGACCTCGTAGAGGGCCTTGGCCTGGTCGGTCGGCAGCCCGCCGAACTGCCGCGCCAGATCCTTGACCTGGGCGGCGTAGCGGCTGGTGTCGGCCCCCTTCAGCAGCGTGCCGACCTGAGCGATGGCGGTTTGGAACGCCATTGCGGCCCTGGTGGCCTCCACCAGGGAATCGGCCGCTCCGGCGCCGAGCTGCACGCCGGCCAGAGCCACCACGGCGGTGGCGACGCCGGACGCGGACCGGCCGAGCGCGTCGAAGCTGGACGATGCGCGGCGCACGGAACCGTCGACGCGGCCGGCGAACTGGTCGACGCGGGCTTCCGCCTGCGACAGCACCCGCCGCAGGCCAGAGTCGTCCGCGCCAACCGGCACCATCATGCCGGGGAAATCAGCCATGCCGGTCTCCGGAAACAGAAAGGGCGCCGGTCACCCGGCGCCCCTGCCCTTGCCCTGTTCCGAGCGCCTCAGGCCAAAGACGGCCCGCGCCCGATCCTTCAGCTCCGCCGTGTCCTTGGGCTTGCGCATCTGGCGCTTGGCCCCGGGAGTGGTGGCGGCGAGGAAATCGACCTTCCCGTCCAGGGCCAGCTGGATGTCGGGGAACGGGGCGTCCAGCGCCTCGCTGCGCGACCATCCCAGCCAGCCCGTGGCGTACTGGAACATCTGGTCCACGTACTCCGGGAAGGTCAGCCGGCTTCCCCCGTTGCGGCAGCCTCGCTGCCGGCTTCAGCCGTCCCAGCCTTGGCGGTTTCCGTCTTGGGCGCCTTGCCGCCGCCGGCGAGGAAATTCAGGAACAGCAGCACCTGCGGCGCGACGACGATGACGCCTTCGTTGAAGATCGCCTCGGCGGTGGCTTCGGCCTGCTTGCCGACGCGGCCGGCGGCGGCGTTGACCACATTCACCAGCGTGTCGAAGTCGAAGGCGTTGGTGTTGGTGAAGGCCTGGTTCAGCCCGCCATACAGGCGGCAGATGGTGCGGCTGGCGCGGACGTTGGCGAACAGCTCGACGTCTTCACCGTCGAGGCTGATGGTCATCACGCCGTGCGCGAAGCGCGGCGCCGTGCTGGTGGCGGTCATGGCAGGATCTCGCTTTGGACGGGGAGAAGGGCCGGCAGCTAGGGCGGGCTGCCGGCATCAGGGGTGGAGGTTGGCTCCAGCGCTTACGGCGCGTCGGCCGCCGCCTCGATCGGCTCGGCGTCGATTTCCAGCCCGACGCTGGTTTCGATCACCTTGTCGTTGCCGCCGATTTCGGTGGTGTAGGACATGACGTAGGCGCGCAGGTAGATCGTGGTCGGGGTGCCGCCGTCCGGGGCGTCGTCGAACTCGATCTTGATGTTGTAGGCCGCCTTACGGTTCTTCGCCGCGGCGCGGATCGCGATCTGGCCGGCGCCGGTCGGAACGCGGGCCAGCTTCAGCGTGCCCGAGCCATAGTCGACGGTGCCCTTCTTCTTGTGGACCGCACCGTCGCCCAGCGTCTTGTAGGTGACCTTTTCGAAGGTCTCACCGAAAGCGCCGATGTCCTCGATCTCTTCGACCTCGGTCCAGAGCAGCGCCTTGTACTGCGCTTCGGTGGTGCAGAGGGCGGTGGTGGAAATGAACAGGCGCGTGCCGGCGCTCTGAACAGCGTTGCCGCTCATGGGAATGCCCCTCCTTTGGGCAAAGAAAAAGCCGCCCGAAGTCGGGCGGCGGGGAAGCTCCGGAAGCTCCGGAGGGTTCAGGCGTCGGGCTGGCCGAACGTGGTCTGGTAGGTCACGGAGAACTGCAGGCGGGTCACGCCGGCCTTCAGCTCGCCGCTGGTCAGGCGGTCGGTGACGGTGCGCACCAGCTCGATGCGGTCCAGCGCACCGCCGAACTTGCCGCCGGCGGCGATCGCCTGCTCGATGCGCAGCGCCATGGCGTCGAGCTGGTCGTCCAGGTCGGTACCGGCGCGGACGTAGCCATCGACATAGAGGTCCATGCGCCGCATCTGGCGCCGGCTGCCCATGGTGATTTCCTGCGTCGCCTCGTCGGGCGTGAACAGGCCGATGCAGGGCAGCGCGTCGGCCGGCAAGGGATCGTCCCGGTTGGCAGTGACGGGGGCGACGGCCCCCAGCGCTGCGGCGATGGCGGTGCGGATGCGGGTGCGGGGGTGCATCAGCGCGACTCCCGCAGCAGCAGCACGGTCATGCCCTGCCCGTCCGGCCGCGGCTCGGATACCATGAAGGTCAGGCCGCGCACCTCGACGTCGGCGCCGGCAGGCACCGGCCCGCCGATGTCGGCGTCGACCACGGCCAGCGAGGTCATCAGGGTGGAGACCGGCCCGTCGTCGGTCTCCACCTGGTAGTGCCGGCGATCGAAGATGCCGGTGACGGTGACGTCGGAACGGCCGGCCCGGCGGATCACCGCCGGCTCACCGAAGGCGCCGACGCAGGCGGCGTTGAGGTCATCGAAGAACATGGGCGAAGTCCCCAAACGCGACGGGCGGCCCGAAGGCCGCCCGTGTCGCGTCGCTGCTGGTGGTGCCGGTCAGCCCTGCAGGGCGGCCCAGGCCTGGTCACGCTGGTCGGCGGTGACCTCCGCCCCCAGCACCTCGCCCAGCGCCTTCAGCTCCGGCTTGCCGGCCTTGAAGTGCTTGGCGTTGGCCGGGTCGAGCTTGCCGATCGCCGCGATGATGCGGTCGAGCGGCAGCGCCTCCACCTCGGCTTCCTCGCCGGACTTCACCCAGCGGGCAAAGCCGCGGGCCACCAGCGAGACGACTTGGTCGTCCTCCGGGTCCTTGACCTCGATGACGGCACCCGGCCGCAGCGTGGTCTCCTTGGCCACTTTCACGGTGGCCAGCAGGCGCAGCTTGGCCATGGATCACCTCACCGTCGCGCACATGCAGGCGTTGGGACGCCGCGGGTAGACCAGCGGCGCCGACTGGCTCAGCAGCATGCGCCGGCCCGGGTTCTCTTCGATCCAGCTCTTGGGGAAGACCTCCAGGGCCTGGTAGCCGGCGCGCGGGTCGAGGATGGCGCCATGGGCCTGGATGCCCTCCATGGCGCCGGTGGCGCCCAGCAGCACCGTGTGGTCCGGAAGCAGCTCCTTGGTGGCGCCGGCATCCTTGTAGGTGTCGTTGTACGTATAGAACTCCACCATGCCGATGCGGCCCTTGAATACCGGCGTGCCGGGCACACCGGGCTGGAAGCCCATCTGGACGATGGCGGCCTGCCCCAGCGTACGGTCGAGCACCTTCTCCAGCTTGGGGTCGGCTTCGAACAGCGCCCAGGCCTTGGCGTCCATCACCACGACGTTGACCGCGGCGCCGGACTTCCGCCCGACAAGGTCGATCCATTCCGACACGTCGGCATAGGGCGACACGCCGGCCTCGCCCCAGCGGGCGCCGGCGGACAGCACCAGCGACAGGTCGCCATCGCGCTGGAAATCCACCAGGACCTCCGGGTAATCGTCGCCTTTCACCACGCATTTGCCGGTGCGCAGGACCTCGGCCGCCATCACCTCCTTGCGGCGCAGGATCTGGTTCAGCTGGCGCTGCAGCTTGGCACCCAGGATCGCCTGTTCGCGGGCGCCGGCGGACAGGGTGCCGGTCAGCGGTTCGCCGGCCAGCCGGCGCAGCGGCTCGCCCGGCTTGATGTCGTGCAGCGGCTTCACATAGGCCGGGGCGAACATCCTGGTTTCATAGCCGGTGTCGGCGCCGACGCGGCCGGCGGCCAGCGGCGAGACGAAGGGGGCGATCTCGATGTCATCGACCTCGACGTCGAAGATGATCTTTTCGTCGTCGCTGAAGCTGGCCAGCGGGAAGAACATGTTCAGCAGGAAGCGGGGGGCCTTGGCGCGCAGCGACTGCAGCACCCCCAGCATGGCGAGAGTCGAATAGATGTCCATGGGTGGGGTCCTCAGATGAAGATCGACAGGTCGCGCAGCGCGTCGGCCGCCGACGCGGCGGAGTGGCCGGCGCCGAAGGTCAGCTCGCCCGCGTTGAACTCGCCGGTCAGGTAGACGACGGCGACCACGTCGGACAGGCTGGCGTCGACCGGACCGGCCAGGATGGCGCGCACCGCTTCGGAACCGTCGTTGGCGGCGGCAGCCGACAGGGTGAACTTCTTGCTGGCGGTGATGCGGCCGAGCACGGCACCGGCCTTAAGCACGCCGGCGCCGCTGGCGATGGTCACCAGCCGGGTGACGCGCGGGAACTCGCCGGCGATCAGGGACGGCAGCGGCTGGCTGGTCTGGGAGGAGAAGCTGGCGGAGGTCATCACTTGCCGTCCTTCTTCGGAATGAGACCGACGGCGGCCATGCTCGACAGCACCGCGGCGGCGGCCTTTTCGTCGTCGCTCATGGTGCCGGTGTCGGTGGAGGCGCCAACGGTCGGGTTGGGGTGGGCGTCCATGGCGGCGAGCGCCAGCGGGTTGCCGGTGGGGGTGGAGGCGCCGGGCGCGGTGGCGCCGATGGGTGCTGCCTCCAGCGCGGCGCAGGCCTGCTCCACCGTCAGGTCGGTGTTGAAGGCCAGATGCGCGGCGAGCTGGACGCGGCCGGCAGCGGCCGGCGCTGCGAAGATGGCGGCGCAGCGCTCGCGCTCGCTCGGCGCGGCGGCCTGCTGGCTGCCGGCGTTCTTGTCGCCATCCTCGCCGGTGGCGGCCGCGTCGCCTTCCTCGCCGTCCTTCGGCTTGTCCTTGCCCTTGTCCTTCTGGTCGGCATCGTCGCCGGTGCCGGCCTTGGGCGTGGTGTCGGTGCCCGCCTGGGTCTCCCCTTCCGCGGCCTTGGAGCGGCCGAAGGGGTTCAGGTGAGCGAAGCTGAACGTCTTCACTGGTTTTCCCTCACATGATCCACCAGAGCCGCAAAGGCCTGGTCGGGTGGCAGGACCGCATCGGCCAGCCGAAGGCGCACGGCCTCGGCGGTGCCGACCGGCCCCTCAAAGCAGCGGGCCTCTGTGGCAAGGACCGCCGCCACGTCGATCCCGCGGGCGCGGGCGACGGTTTCGGCAAAGAGCTGGCGCAGCGCGTCGACCTGCCCCTGCCAGTCGGCGCGCACCGCCTCGGGCAGCGCGGCATAGGGGTGGCCGTCGGTCTTGTGGGCGCCGGACTGGATGATGGTCGGCTTCAGTCCGGCCTCCTCCAACATGCGGGAATAGTCCCAGTGCATCAGCCAGACGCCGATCGAACCCACGCCACCGGTGCGCGGCACCGCGATGCTGTCGGCCGCGCAGGCGATGGCGTAGGCGGCGGAGTAGGCCTCTTCGCTGCAGATGGCCCCCACCGGCTTGCCCGCGGCCTTCTTGGTGGCGACGATCCAGTCCACCAGGTCGAAACAGCCCTGGGCGATGCCGCCGCCGCTGTCGATGTCGAGGCAGACGGCGCGGACGTCCGGATCGGCGAAGGCATGCGCCAGCTGGAACCGCAGCCCGTCGTAGCCGGTGACCCAGCTGCTGCCGATGTAGCCCAGCTTCGGCACCAGCAGCCCGGCCACCGAAACCACCGCCACACCCTGGTCCACCTCGTAGGGCCGGCGCGTGCCGTTGACCTCGCCCAGCCGGTAGCAGCCGGCCGGCAGCTCCCCGCCGGCGCGGCTCGCCTCGGTCAGCTGCACCATGCGGGCAGCCGCCGTCTCGGCCCAGGCTGGGGACACCAGCACGGGCTGCATCGTCTTCAGCATGTCGGGGGGACTCCGTCAGGCGCCGGCCGCTTCCGGCTCGGGCTGGTCAGGGGTGGGCATGAAGTTGACCTCGGGCAGGGTCAGCCCGCGCGCCTTCAGCGCCTCCTGCTCCAGCGCGATCTGGTCCAGCAGGTCGTCGAGGTCGCGGCCCTGGTCGAGGGCCTCGTCGCGCAGGGTGGAGATGCCGAGCCGCACCCGCATCGCCGCGGCGGTGATTTCCTTCACCGGGTCCACCCAGCCGCGCGCCGGCCCGCGCCACACCCCGCGCAGCCACGCCTGCCGCCGCGCCCGGCTTTCCGAGAAGCCCGGCAGGTCGATGTAGCCGCGCCACACCGCCTCCTCCAGCACCAGGTCGAGCGTCGGCCGGCACCAGGTCAGGGTCTTGTGCATGCGCAGGAACAGCACGAAGCGCCAGCCCTCCAGCAGCGACGCGCGGGCGCTGGAGTAGTTGGTCTTGGAGAAGTCGCGCATGAACGTCTCGTAGGTCATGCCGATGCCGGTGGCGATCAGCCGGCTCACCGTGGTGACGAACCCGTCCATGCCGGCGCTGGGGCGGTTGGACGAGTAGCCCTTCAGCGTCTCGCCCGGCAGCAGCCGCGGGATGGCGCCGCCCGGGCCGATGCCGAGCTGCACCGACGGCTGGGCGTTGCGCATGTCCATGTAGCTGTTGGCGTCGCCGAACAGGTCCAGCAGCGTCTGCCCGTCGGCCGGGCTTTCCAGCACCGCGGCGATCACCGCGTTGACCACCGCCGCCTGCAGCTCGGCCCGCTGGAAGCGGGCGCGCTGCTTCAGCTCGGTCATCACCGGGGCGAACACGGAGACGCCGCGGTGCTGGCCCGGGCGCTTCTGGTCGAAGGAGTGGATCACCACCCGCCGCCCGCCCGGCCCGCGCAGCGGCACCCGCTGCCAGTCGGCCGCGGCCATCGCCCAGGGCATGAACAGGTCGCCCGGATGGTTGGAGCGGATATGGTAGGCGATGGGTGCACCATACCCGTCAATCTCGACACCGTCGCGCAGGCGCGGATCGCCAATGCGGTCCTGCGGGTTGGACAGGCGGTCCGCCTCAACTGTCTGCATGACGGTGGCGAAGCGGCTGCCCAGCCGGCGCTGCCGCTCCGGCAGCCACAGCGCCAGCTGCAGGCTTTCGCCGGCGACGAGGTCGGACTGCACCGACTGGCGCAGCATCGAGCCGAAGGGCAGCTGGCCGGTGACGTCGCAGGCGTCGCGGTCCTCGCTCCACTCGTGCCAGATGGACTCGATCCGCCGGGCGGCGTCCTGCGCCTGGTCACGGGTGATGCCGAGCGCCCGGTAATCCGGCATGGACTGGAAATCCAGGCCGAAGCCGATGGCACTGTCCTTCAGCGACTGGACGGCACCGGAAACCAGGGCGTCGTTGCGCTCCAGGTCACGGGCACGGGCGACGATGGTCTGGCGGTCGCCGTCGAGGTCGGCATCGGGCGAACCCGCCGCCGGCGTCCAGTCGCGCAGCTCGGGCGCGTTGCCCGATCCGGCGAGAAAGGCGCCCATGGCCGCCTGTGCCCGGGCGCGGCGGATCTCGGCCTGGGTGATCGGCCGGCCGTGCTGGTCGAGGATGACGGGAGCGGTGGCCATCAGCCGATCATCCGGACATAGGGTGACACCGCCGGACCGCGCCGGCCCTTGGCCGCGGCGATCTGGCGCTCCAGCGAGGCGATGTAGCTGGCCAGCTGGGTGGCGTTGGCCGGGGCGTATTCGACCACGCGGTCGCCGAAGCGCACGCTGACCTTCTGCTGGCCGATCCGCAGGGCGTGGTGCGCAGCCCGCGCGTCGGCGAGCCACGCCTCCAGGGTGGTGACGTCGGTCATAGGTAGAGTTCCCCTTTGTCGGTCGAGGGCGGCGGCGCCGGCGCCACCGGTTGGACGGCTGCGGCCGGCCGGCTCAGCCGGCGTGCCCGCTCCACCGCAGCGGCGATGGCGTCGGCCGGAGTCGATTCCGTCACGGTCTCGCCGGCCGTATTGCCGGCTTCAACCGGTGCCGCCTCGATGTCGGCCTCGCCCAGCTTCACGTATTTGCCGGACAGGGCCTGCAGGCCGCACACCGCGGCGTAGGCATAGACGAAGCACACCCCGACCTCATGGGCCTCGACCGGCTTCACCCACACCGTGTATTGCTTCCCGCGCGGAACGATCAGCTTCTCGCGGGTCAGCTGGGCGAAGAACTCCTCGTCCAACTCGCGGGCGCCGTCGATCGGCGCCTGCGGGAAATGCACATGGCGCGGCCCGGGCTTGTCCACCGCCAGGCTGCCATAGGCCCAGTCACGCGCGGCGTTGCCGCCGATCATGTACCAGACATGGCCCAGCTTGCTGGACGGCTTGCGCGGCCACACCTTGCCCCGCTGGCCCCGGCTTTCCGACCGGCCCTTGATCGCCCACACCCGCCGGGAGCGGCGCTTGTTGGCGAAGGCATAGACCTCTTGCGTGTGATGGCCGCCGCTGTCGATGCAGGTGGCCCGCACGTCCAGCGTGGTGCCGTCCGGCTTGCGGAAGCGGCGCAGCAGCACGCCATCGTCCAGCGCCGCCCACACCTCGCCCTTGGCCGGATCGCCCGGCAGGACGAAATGCCCGATCAGCCAGACCTCCAGCCCGCGGCCCCAGCCATAGACGGAGGCCTCCAGGCGCGGGTTCACCTTGCCGGACTGGACGTCCACCCCAACGGTGATGAACTCGACACCCGCCGGCACCTCGGCCGGGTACGGCTCCATGCGGTCGATGAAGCTGCTGCTCTTGACCTCCTGCCCGTAGGTCGCCCGGTAGGGGCGGCCCAGCCGCAGGTTCATGAAGGGCTGCACCAGGCTGGCCGGATCGTCCTGCGCCTCCAGCCATTCCTGAACGATCACCGGCCAGGCGGCGTTGGGGTTGAGCGACATGCCGGTCCACAGGTGCATGCCGACATGGCCGGGCACCTTGGCCTTGGCGGTCGGGCGCCATTCGCCGTTGGCGTCCATCCACGCCTTGTGGCGCTCTTCGATGATGCAGCCGCAGGTGCCGACGTACCACACCCGCTCCAGATTGCCCTCGGCGTCCAGGCTCCATTTCAGCCCGTGCGGCACGTCCGGCCCGCCCCAATCCAGATACTGCCAGCCGTCGAGGTGGCCAGCGGCGTCGGAGCATTGCGGGCAGGGTACGAAATAGCGCCGCTGGTCGGACGCGAGCCACAGCTTCCACACCCGGCTGGTTTCGAACAGCAGCGGGGTGGAGCCTCTGACCTGCTTGCGGTTCCAGAAGGTTTCACCGCGGGTCCAGAACAGCTTCAGCTTGTCGCCCTGGGTCTTGGCCCCGGGCGTCCAGCCGTCGCCGTCGATTTCGTCGGCGAACAGGAAACGGGCCGAGTAGCGGCGGAAGGCATCGTCCGACGCGGCGCCCACCACGCGCACGCTGGCGCCGTTGCTCAGCTGGTAGAAGGTGGCGTTGTCCTGCTTCTCCCCCTTGCGGGTCGGCCGCATCAGCGGCTTCAGCACCGGCGTGTCGCGCAGCATCGGGGCGATTTCGCCGCTGCCGAAGTCTTCCGCATCCGGGATCGTCGGCTGGGCGATGGCGCACAGCGTCGGGTCCTGGTGGAGGTGGTAGGCCACCGCCAGCGTGGCGCAGCGGGTGTAACCGACGCGCGCCGCCTTCAGCACCGTCAGCAGCGGCACGGTCGGGTCGCACATCAGGTCCACCAGCCCGCGCTGGTAGCCGTAGAGCGTCACCTTGCCATGCTCGGCCCCGGTGCCCTTCGGGATCCAGCCGAAGCGCTCGGCCCAGACGGAGCCGCTCATGCGCTCCTGGAACTTCAGGCTGCCGTCGAACAGGGCCAGCAGCGCCGTGCGCAGCTCGCCCCGTCCGGTCCGGTAGTCGCTGTGACGGTGGGCGCTGACGCGCGCCGCCGCCTCAAGCCCGCGGTTCATCGTCCTGCCCGATGGCCAAGCCGGCGCCCCATGCCTTGACCAGCTCGTCGCGGGCGGCGTCGAAGGCTTGGTTGATTTCCTTCTCGGCCATGGCCTGGATTTCCGGCGCCCCGGTCATCGCCGCGGCGCGGCCGGCGATCTTGGCCACCGCGTTGGAAAGGCCGGTGCGCAGGCTGATGCAGAAGCCGGCGACGTCGGCCGCGGCCTCGTGGCGGTTCACCACCTCGTTCAGGGTCTCGTCGGCCTTGATCTCCGCCACCACCGCATCGGCCACCGCCTTGCGGCGCTTGGCCTCGTCGGCGGTGATGACGCCGATCTCGCCCTCGTAGCCGGCGGCGACGTCGGCCACCGCACGGTCTACCAGCCAGCGGTGAACGTCGGCCGTCTCGAAGGCCCATTCCCGGCCCTTGGCCCCCTTCTCCGCGAAGGGGCAGCCGTCGCGCACCCACGCGTCGACGGTGGGCAGGCTGACGCCGAACACGTCGGCCAGCTCCGCCCGGTTCACCCGTTGGCCCGGTTTGGACATAAACAAAAACCTCGATTCAAAAATTTCTCAGAGGGTGGACCGGTGCGGCCCGAATTACCCTCGCTGGGGGCCCCCCCCGGGAAGGACCCGTCGCCCCCTTGGGCATGGGGGTCTGGCCCAGGCGCGCGGTCAGGGTCAGGCCGATCGGCGCCGCCGGCGCGTTCAGCGAGTCCAGGATGCAGGGCTGCAGGCCCTCGACGGCGGGCGCGACAACCGGCGCGGTGCGCGACTGGATCAGGTCGCGCGGCGTGCGGAAGCCCGCCATCTGGGCGGCCAAGCTCTTGAGGTGCTGCATCACTTGCCCCTTGCTGCAAAGCGTTGGTTGACGGTCCGCACCGCCTCCTCGAGGCGCCGGCCGATGTTGGCCCGCACCGCCCGCTCCACGATGTCGTGGAAGCGGAAGCGCGGGCGGTAGCTCGGCGCCCGGACGAAGATCACCACCGGCCGGGCGTCGGCGCCGTCGCGCTGGTAGATGCCCGGCGGCAACCCGCCGGCGTTGCCCGGCAATGCTGCGAAGTAGCCATTGCGCCGCCGCTTCTTCTTGCTGCGGGCGCTGCCCGTGCGGTTGGCGGTGTATCCCTGCTCCCCGAAGGCCCGGGTCTGCGACAGGATGCGCACCACCTCCGACCGCCGCATGTTGCCATAGGCGTCGAGGTTGGCCTCTTCGCCTGGGACGGCGAACATGCCGGCCGGCAGCAGGCCTGCGGCCCGCAGCTGGCGCTCCATCCGCTTGTCCCGGCGCGGTCCGCCGTCAACGTTGGGCAGCAGGTAGCGCGCCGCCGGCGTGCCCTTGCCCCAATCGTCCTTGAAGCCCACCCACGCCACCGGGTCCGCCTTGGTGGCGGGGCGGATGAAGGTGGCGTTGATCGTGTAAGGCGTCGGCCGGTCGAAGGTCTCCGGCAGCGCCCGCTGCACCGCCTGCCGGGCGTCCTGCGCCGTCCTGGTCAGCGCCATCGGAAGCGCGTACCGAGTGAGCTGGTCGCCATACTGGCGGATGGCCGCCTTCAGCTGCTGAGCAGAGGCCCGGATCCGTGCGTCGGCCATTTCGTTCGCACAACAAATGTGACGGCGATCACTGCCGGCCAGCCTTCGGCAGATGACACTGGCAACCCGAACCCACACTCATTTAGCCGGCCATTCGACATGCTCAGGACCAGCAGGATCGGGATGTTTCAGAAGCCCCAGCCCGTGGCGATCTGCCTTCAATGCGGAACGCCCTACCTCGATTTGGAGCCGATCACCCACGGGTGCCGCGCCCCAAATCGCACCGGTCGATGTGACGGCGAAGTCGTTGCCAGATGGCGCGACGAGGATTGGAGCATCTGCCCATCCTGCGACGGTGGCGGCTGTCCGGAATGCCGCGATCTTGGGTGGCTTCCCGTACCGCACTGACGAACGCGGCACTCCTACGGCTTGGGGTCGGCGCCGCGGTCAAAGTGTTCACGCGTGAACACTTTGGACCTGCCACGGAAGCGGTCCCGGAAGTCGAGCGCCAGCAGCACCAGGCGCCCGACCACCAACGCCACCGTGCCCCAGAAGGCCAGCTCCTGCGCCGGCCCATGTAGGGCATCGAGCCACCAGCCCATGGTGCCGCCGATCGTGACGATGACGCCGTCGGTGGCGGTGCGGGCGGTGAGGCCGTGCATCACGTCCTCCAGGTGCATGGTCATGCCGTCAGTTCCTCGGTGAGGTCAGCCAGCCGCTGCCAGCCGGCCTCGAAATAGCGCCGGTCGCGCTCGATGCCGATGAAGCGCCGGCCCGTGGTCAGGGCGGCATGGCCGGCCGACGCGCTGCCGAAGAACGGGTCGAGCACCGTCTCGCCCGGCGGGCAGACGGTGCAGATCAGCTCGGCCAGCAGCCCCACCGGCTTCTCCGTCGGGTGGGCGCCCAGCCGCACCGGCGCATGGCGCAGCACGTTGGCCACGTTCCGGCGCAGCGGCTCCGTACCCTTGCCCTTGGTGAAGTGGTGGATCAGCTCGTGCTGGTGGCGGAAGTGCGTCCCCATGCCGAAATAGGTCTTGTCCCACACCAGCAGCCCCACCCGCTTCAGGTCGGCGCTTTCCATGGCGTCGGCCGCATGGCCGCTCAGGAACAGCGATGCCTCACCCCCGTCGATGGCATCGGCCAGATGATCGCCCATGCGCCAATCGATGAAGGCCAGCACGTGGCCGCCCGGCTTCAGCACCCGCTGCCACTCCATCGCGCAACTGCGCAGCAGATGGAGGAAGCCGCGCGTGCTCAGGCTGTCGGAACCGAACCACCGATCACCGCCCCCCTTGGTCGACCGCGTCATGGTCTTGCCGTAGGCGGTGCGGCCAGCTTCGCGGGTGGCCCCGCTGGAATAGGGAACGTCGGTCAGCACCAGGCTGACCGAGCTGTCCGGAAGCTCCCGCATCCGTTCGATGCAGTCGCCCAGCATCAGCGTCGCGGCGCCGATCGTCACGGAGTTGGTAAACATCGCATTCCTGCACTTACTGAGAGTTGAACCGATCACAGGTTAATGACAAAAAAGCGACCGCATGTAATGTCACGTCGGCCAGCGAGTTACCGTCTCTGGAAACGTTCCGGACCACTCAGAGGCTGGAGGACATCACACAGTGCCAGCAATCAAAGGGAACACCGTCGTTGTGTTGGAGCAGAACGCAGTTCTGCGCCTCGGCGTCGAAGCTTTGCTTGAGTCGTGGGGATGCCAAGTCGTTTCTGGCGACAACATCGATGACATCATCGCAACCACAAAAGCTGACAATCTACGTCCGACTGTGTTGCTTCTGCCCCCAACCGACGGCCAGGAGACCGGGGACCAACTCGCCATCCGCTTTGAGACCGAACTCGGCTATCCGCTCCCATGGATCGGCATCACTGGAGACTCCAGTCTGCTCCAGCGCTGGAAAGCCGGCGCATTCAGCGGAATACTCCTGGAAATGCCCTGCTCGCCTGAAACGCTCCGAGCTGCATTGCTCAAGGCACTGCGTCAGAAGCGCTGAGCTGCTAGTTGCTTCATAATTCAGCGTTTTTGGTTATGAGCTTGCGATAATGCTCATTTTCGCAAGCTCGGTTTCAGGCAGTCGCCACCATGAGCGGCTTGACGAAGAAGGCGTCGTCCCCGCCCTCGATGACGACGCCGGGGATGGTCACCGCCACCTTCGGCTCCGCCAGCAGCGCGGCCCGGTCGACCTCGCTCTTGGTGCGGATGAAGCGCCGCAACTTGCGGTCTTCCTCCAGCCGCTTCAGCAGCGCGTCGACATCGGCCACCACCAGCTTGGCCGTCGTCTTCTTCATGCCCATGGTGCCGGTGGGCAGCGCCACCGACTTCTTGGTCCCGGTCAGCAGGGCGGAGCGGTTGGCGTCGAAGTAGCCGCGCAGCAGCTCGGTGTCGGCGGCGATGGCGGTGCGCAGCGGCGCTGCCGCAGTCTCATAGGCCAGGTTGGCCTGTGCGACAGCCACCTCCAGCGAGGCCTTCAGCCGGACCAGCTGCACCTGCGCGGCGCCGATCCGGCCGACCACGGCCGCGGCTTGGTCCTGGGTGCGCACCCTGCGCACCGGAGCGGCGACAGTCTCGCCCATGTCAATCCTCCGCAATGAGCGCCGCCATCTGGCCAGCCAGATCGGCGCGGTTGTCGTCGTAGATCTGCAGGGTCTGGACGTTGCGGTGCCGGCTGAAGCGCTGAACTGCCCGGATGTTGCCGTTGCTGGCGTCCAGCGCCGCAGTGATGGCCGAGTGCCGCAGCCCATGCGGTCGGGTGGTGATTCCCACCCCGGCCCCCAACTCACGGATGATCTGGTACACGGCGGCGCCGGTCAGGCGTCCCTCGCCTCGGCCGGCGGCATCGAGGCGATGGAACAGCGGTCCGGGGTCCTTCCCCCGCACCGCGATCCACGCATCGAGCGCCGTCCTGGTGGCGGCCGGCAGGGTGACCCGCTCACGCTGGGTTCGCCCCTTGCCCAGCACCGCGACGGTGCCGCGCCGGCTCTCGTAATGCTCCAGGTCCATCGACACCACTTCGCCGCGGCGCAGGGCCACGTCGTGCAGCAGCCGGACGATGGCGGTGTCGCGCAGGCCCTTGGCGTCGGTGCGTTCCTTGGCCTGCGCCACCATGGCCCGCACGCCGTCCCGCCCCGGCCCCCGCGTGTCGCGGTAGGCCATGGCGTCCACGTTCTCGACCTGCAGCGCCCAGGTGACCAAGCCGAGCGTGTTGCCCAGCTGAACGACGGACCGCAGGGCGGCCAGCCGCCGGTTCACCGTGGCCGGCTGCAGGCCGCGCCGGACCATGTCGTTGCGGTAGCCCAGCGCAAGCGCGTTGGCCTGCCCATGCTCCACCGCCAGCAGCATGCGCACCGCCTGTTCGGCGGTGGCGGCGAAGGCGGCCAGCCCGTCCTGCCGGGCCACGAAGGTCCGGAAGTCCTCATGATCCCGCCGGTAGGCCCGAACCGTGTTGGTCGAGCGCCCGGCATAGAAGGCGTCCAGGAGGTGCTCCTGGATGCGGTCCAGCCGCAGCGCCGGGGCGTGGCGGGCGTCGCTGACGTCCTGTCCGGCCGGATCGCCCGGAAGGACGGGAAGGGTCATCCGTCGATCGCGTCGCGCAGCTCGGCCACGGTCATGTCCTCCGGCAGCTCGCGCAGCATCGCCGCGACCTGCTGGCCGAAGAACTCGACGGCCCCATCCGACGGGCACACCGCCGCCGGCTCGTTGTCATGGGTGAGGCCGGCGCCGGCGGCGACCGCCTCGCGGATCAGCTCGTCCATCCTGCTGTCCTGTCAGGAAAGCCGCGCGACCGCCCGCGCATCGGCCGTCCGGCCGGCGGCATGATCGCGCAGCATGTCGAAGAGAGGCGCGCAATCCTCCACCAGCTCGATCAGCCAGGGCGCCCGGATCCAGCCCTGCGAGGTCTGGATCTCGATTGCCTCGATGTCGGCGCGGAAGGGTCTGCCCTGGTAGGTGATGCGCACGGCGAAGTGACGATCCACCGGGCCGAGCTGAAGGCACAGCACGCCGTCCCATTCGGTCCGCATGGCCAGCCCCCGGACAGCAGAAGACCCGCCGCGGCAACTGCCGGGCGGGTCTTCGTTCACACGCAATTCGTCCCGCTCACCCTGTCAAGGAATTGACTTTTTATCAAGGAATATTTTCCCATGGCGCGGCCGGCGCTGTGAAGCCGGTGAGCACATGATCGCGCAAATCCCAGCCACCGATCCGGTCCACCAGCTCCATCATGGCGGCGTGCCAGCCGGCATAGTCGGTGTTGGTCTCGACGATCTCGGCATCGCTGTGGGCTGGCTCCAGCGGGCACCACTTCACCTGCACTTGCCGGCTACCGTCGCCGAAGGTGCGGAAGTGAAAGCCCTTCTCTTCCTCGACGATCCGGCGTTGCCCGCGGGCGTCGAAGAGTGACTGGCCACGCAGCAGGTAGCGCTTGGCCAACTCGGACCGGGTCGGCACGAACTCCCACCGCTCGGCCAGCACATGCCGGTAGCGGCCGCGCGCTTCGCTCGGCCGCTTCACCGCCACCATGGGCGGCACCAGCGGCAGCCAGTCCGGCCGCGTGCCGGACCGGCCATGGAAGCGGACGAGACGCCGCTGCCATGGCTCCAGCCATCCCACCGCGTTGGCGACTGCCTCGGCATCGGGGTGGACCTTCACGGCGATGCCGCGCACCGGCCCGCCGCCATCCACCCGGTCGCCGGTTTCATGGCGGCGCAGCAGCTCGGCCACACCGTCGCCGCTCACCCCTTGCGGTTCCCATCCATGATCGTTCGCCGCGGCCTCGATGTCGAACAGTCCGGACTGGACGCGGTCGGCCTGCTGGTCGCGCAGCGCCCAGGTCATCAGGGTTTCGAGGTCGAGGCGCCGGCGGGCGTCGCAACGGGCGAAGGCGATGGCCATGATGCGTCTCCGTGTCAGGCCACAGCCTGAATCGGGGGCAACGCGCCGGCGAAGAGCATGGCGATGCCCACCACCAGGGTATCCACCGCCTCCATGGAAATCAGGCCGGGATCGATCCGGGCGGTATGCTGGAGGTAGCGCGCTTTTGCGTACAGGTCTTGGGCCGTCCGGATCTCGGAATTGGCAAGGACCTCCTCCAGGTTCCCGCGCAGCGCCTCGACGTGGTCGGCATCGCTGTGGCCCAGTGCTTCGTAGGCCAGGAAAACGGGCATCAGCGTGGAAGCGGTGGCGGGCATGGGGCAACCTCCGTCGGCGACCCGACGGCAGACATCCACCGGGGCTTTAGGACTGTTTGCCCAAAATGATTACCAATTCCTTGCAACTAACCCGTATTCGGAACTTTTCTTACGCTCGAAGGGTTTGGTTTCGACGCTTGTTCGCCCTCCAACCCGCGATTCGCCGCACCACTGCGACGGCAACCACTCCGGGTCACGCCTACGATCATTCGGCCGCAAGGGCATGGGCGACCAGATCAGGTTCCTTCTCGATCACGCGCAGGTAGGACTCCACGGCGGCATCCGGTTCCCGGCGGCCCTGTTCCCATTCCTGAAGGGTGCGCAGCGGAATGCCGAAGCGTTCGGCAAACGCTTCCTGCGACAGCCCAGTCGAGCGGCGAACCCGCTTCGCCAGAGGCGGGCGCTTCATTGCGGCGAGTTGCTCGTCGCTGAACGTGTCACGGTCGGTCATCGGGCTCCCCATCGGTCAGCTGTTGACCCTGAAGTAACGGTCGGTCTCACGCTTGGCGGCCGCCCGCACGGAAATGAAGCGCACCCCGTCCACCCGCTCTGTGTAGGTCACGGCGTAGATCCTGCCGGCGACCATCCCCAGCGCGTTGAACCGTTCCTCGCCATAGTCCATGCGGTCGTCCAGAGCCTCGATCAGGTTGGGATCGCGCAGGACATCCGAACCGAAGGCCAAATCGAGCCCATGCTTGGCACGGTTGATCTCGTTCTTGGCCGGGTCGAAGGGCGTCTTCATGGCAGCAATTATACGGCGTTGACGGAGTTGGCGCAAGCCAAAGCTCCGTCAACGCCGTATGCCCATTTCCGAACAGCGAAGTCGATAGCGATGGCCTGACGGACCGCGGGGAAGCTCTGGCACTGGTGAAGGCAGCATCACATCAGGCGGCGGAAGGAAGCGATGCGGTCGCGGCGCTGGGCCGTATAAACGCCCTGGGCGTAGATGCGCCACGACCCATTGACCTTGACCCCCACCACATTGCCCGCACCCCGGCCATTATCCAAGTTGCGGTAGTCGTTCCGCTGGAACGTGTGTTGATAGCCGTAGGCAGATAGCGTGCCGGTCATCGCGTGATGATCGGTGTTGCCGTCGGCACCCCTTATGTTGTGGTGGGCGACCTTGACTGTCTGGTTGGGGCCGGCGACGCAGCCAAAAGCGCAACCGCTCATTTCGGCGTTTATGAAGAACTCCGCCTGCCCGCCAAGAACGGCCGAGTAACCGAAATCCTCGTTCCATGGCAGGAAATACCCTGTTGCCGAACCAGACCCATCCCGAGTGATTTGGTAAGAGTGCCCGTCGGCTTTCCATCCACCGCCGAAAATACCCAGAGTCTTGGGGGCTTGATACTCCACAATCGTATCATGCATGGTAACGGTGAAATTTGACAGAGTGGCCGACCCCAAAGGCGACGGCGGGCACGTCCAATAGACTGTATTCTGACTGAAAAACCTGTCCGGATTTTGTTGGATCATCGTTAGAAATTCTTGGGCATCGATCTGCTCAGTCATTCGTATCTCCAACGATATCAAATTGCATTCGTACTATATTGTGGAAATGGATCCTCATCAAACTTATTCCCGCTATAATTCGGGAGCCGGGAGGTTGGAAGCTGGCAAAGACCGAACAACCGCCTCGTTGTGCAACTCCACCACATGCCGGACCACGTCGGCCGCCGCCGGGTCCGGCGCCACCATCACCAGCAGGTAGCGGCGCACGCCGTCCAATTCGACAGTGATGGCGCCCGGATCGTCAGGGTCCGTGCTCCACGGCAGCGACAGCGCCGCCGCGAAGCGTGACTCGCGCGGCGGAGGCGGGACCGGCGCGGCCACCTCCCGCACCGGCCCAGCCGGCGCCGGCGTCACCGCCGGCACCTTCAGCGCCTCCACCTCTCCCCGTGTCACCGTCGGGTGGATCGTGCCGGCGTCCAGGGCCTGCTGGCGGGTGTCGTCCGGCAGGGTGGCGATGGCGTAGAGGGTGCTCATCGCTTCCGGCAGACGGTCCAGAGGCACCTGCCCCTCGTCGACGAAGGCGGCGATCTCGCGCAGCTTGCGGGCGGTGGAGGTGCTGAACGGAAGGTCGGTCGCCACCATCGCCTCGTACTCGCCATGGGGCAGAGCCGCCTTGGCCTCGTTCAGGCGGCGGCCGACGGCGATGGTCGCCTCCAGAGCGTTCGACCATTCGCGGCGGATGTCGGCGGCGAACTCGGCCCGCGTGGTCAGCGGGCGCGGGGTGGCCAGCATCGACAGGCGGGCGTCGCCCAGGCTGCGGCGGGCGGGCGCACTGGGCGTGAGCTTCGGCCCGGAACCGGATCGGGACATGGGGTCAGCCCTCCATCGCGGCGGACAGGTGGAGCCAGAGGTCGCGGAACAGCGGGCCGGTGCGGGTGCCGGGGATCTCCGCGGTGCCCAGCCCGGCGATGAAGCTGCGCGGCACCTCCTGAAGCTGCGGGATCTCCACCGGCGCCACCGCCCCCATGGCGGAGACGATGGCGCGGGCGTCGGCGGTCTCGCGCAGGCGCGGGACGACCTGGCTCAGCAGCAGACGCATCGGCCGGCGCCGGGCGCGCAGGTAGGGCAGCATGGCCTGCATGCTGACCAGGTCCTCCGGGCCGGGGCGGACGGGCACCAGCACCAGATCGGCGCAGTCGAACAGCAGGGCGGTCGCCTGGGGGAAATTCTCCACCGCGGTCGGGGTGTCGATCACCAGCAGGTCGAGGCCGGGCGGAGTCGGCCGCTCCGTCACCGCGCCCAGCGGGCGCTGTTCGTGGAGGATCGGGGCGGCGTCGGCCGGGCGCAGGCCGTGCCAGTGGGTCAGCGAGCCTTGCGGGTCGGTGTCGAGCGTGCCCACCCGCCGGCCGGCGACGGCGGCCGCGACGGCCAGATTGCGGACGGTGGCGGTTCGGACCGCCGCCCTTCCCCTGGACCACCAGGATCGTCCTCATGCCCGGTCCCCCTGCCCGGCCCGGCCCGCCTGGGCGGCGATGGTCTGGCGGATGAGGGTCGCCTCGCGTTCCAGGATTTCGGCGATGGTGTCGAGCGGAGAGTTGATCGCCTCGGTCGCGGCCTTCAGCGCCTTCAGGGCGTCGCTGTGGGCCTTGATGGCGTGCATCAGGCGGAAGCCCTCCTGCCGCAGCTCGGGCGGCAGGGCGCGCAGATGGGCAAGCGCGAGGTCCATGCTCTCCTCGCGCGTCCGGGCGGGCGGCGGGGGCAGAGCGGCGGGCTCGTCCGGCCGGGCGGCGGACAGCGAGGCGATGTCGATCCGCTCGCCCCGGCGCAGACGGTCGAGCGCCCGGTCGGTCAGGGCGGAGCGCGCCCGTTGCTCCTCCTCCTGCCCGATCCTGCGGGCGCGGCGGTCGATGGCGTCGAGGTCGGCGCGGGTGAGGACCGGCGCCAGGGCGGGATGCGCGGCCCCGCCGGTCACGGCGTCGAACAGCTCGACGATCTGGATGGTGACGGTGATGGCGCGTTCGGTCTCGGCCTTGGTGCAGAGATAGACGGCCTGCTTCTTCGTCAGCCAGAACTCTGTGGCGGGACGCCCCCGTCCGGGATTTTGCCGCACGGTGCGGCAAATTCCGCCAAGCCTCTCCAGGGCGTCGATATGGCGCTCGATCAAAGGGCGAATGTCGCGGGGTTTCTTGAAGCCCAGAGCTTCGGCAAGGCGCAAGTCAACGATGCGCGGCTCGCCGTTGGTGGCTGTGTCGATGTCGGACAGAGATAACGCAGGCATGACTTGCCCGTTGTCGCCCATGGTGTCCATGGCGATGCCCTCCTATGCGGCGTTGCCGGCAAGAGGGCCGCTTTCGACGACGGCCCTGGTGCCGGGGGCTCGAAACCTGCATAGGTCAGGCCGGACTATTCCCCTTGCGGGTGTTGTATTATCCGACCCCCGGCGAAGGGGCATGCTACGGACAGAGTCCGGGCATGGAAAGAGCCACATCGCGAAAACGCGCGGGTGGCTTGCCGCCTATGGGGAGGTTTCGAGGCTCCGGGGGGAAGGGTCGCTCGGTTGGTGGTGGGACGTCAAGGGAACAAGGCAGTCAGATTTGCTCTTAATCATCAGGGGTAAACCGTGCTACAGATCGCCGTAGGGCAGAATGAAGAATGCTGCATCAGAGCGAAAATCCACATCAAGGTATCTAGCCACTCCCCTCTCTATCACACAGTAACCATAACGGACCCACCACAATAGAATTTAATGGAGATTTGCAATGACACTTAGTTATTTCTCGGTTGAAAACTACAAGTCATTTTCCAGAAAACAAGATATAGAAATCAAACCTTTGACTTTCTTCTTCGGATGGAACAGCGGAGGCAAAAGTTCTCTTGTTCGTTTTCTTCCTCTTATATCAGAGTCAATCGAAGCAGGAAGCTTACCTATATGGCTGGCTGGTGCAGTAGGGCGCGAAGCAACGTGGCCGGAACTAGTGTGCAAAGCAAGCGAAAGAAACAACCTGAAAATTTCTTTTAGATGGTCAGGAGATATTAAAGCTTCTGCCGAATGGGAGATATTGGGAGGAATTGATGGCAGCTGGCAGCACGTAAAATCTCTTTCTTATGAAGGAGATAATATTGATCAATGCTTTACAGATGATAGTTGCGAGAAATGGAAAGGAATTTTTCCAGTATACGAAAACAGAGGGCACGAATATGATTATGTAAATAGACTCAAGGAACTTGTGGAGGGCTTTTGCTTAGACACTCAGTGGATAAGCGGAATTCGCTCTTCTCTACCACGCATACTAAGCTATAGCGGCGGCACGCGCGCGAAAATGCAGCATGATGGTAGTGATGCAGCAAATCATCTAGTAAACGCCGTGCTACGAAGCACCGCAGATCCTATTATTGAAGCTGTGCAAGAGTTTTTTATACCTCTTGGAGAGAAGCTCGTTCTTGATAATCCAGCAGACGGAGTATGGAGAGTTCTGCTTCATCCCAAGGGCGCCCCATCAGTTCAGGTAAATCTACGCGACACAGGCGAAGGGTATAGCCAAGTATTACCAGTATTAGTTGCTCTTGCGCGAGCCCGCTTTGGTGGACCCAAAATTCTATGTCTTGAGCAGCCAGAGCTACATCTGCATACCCGCGCACAGGTGCAACTTGCACAAACGTTGGTGAGGACAGCAAAGGACAAGGCCAATCCCTTGCTACTAGTAGAAACTCATTCTGAGGTTCTTTTGACTAGTATACAGCTAGCTATAGTTAGCGGAGAAATCTCTCCAGACATGGTAAGAGTATATTGGGTCGAGTCCAGAAATGATGGTACAAGTGAAGCTGTTCCTATAGACTTCAATGAAGATGGACAGCCATCGAATACGGTAATCAGTAACGCTTTTAGAGAAGCTATTTCTCTTGGCCAATCGCTTGCTTTCAAACAAATCGAAAAAGGTGCATTATGAGAGTCATAATAACACAAGAAACCGTTGATGCCGTAATACAGCGCTCAGAAATATGGAAGCTAACAGAAATACTTAATCACGCGTGCACAGGGCGGCATATGGTTATATTCAATTCTGATGCCGCTTTGGAACGTGCTTTCAGTCAAATTGGAGGCGCTTTAGAAAAAAGCTATAGAACCGCATTGCAGTTGTGTTTCCGTGCAATTGGTACGACACCTCAAAACACATCCACATTATATATAAAAGAGGACTCCGCGCCGCAATGGAGCGATCCAGTCGCGACTTTACCTATCGATGATGCGCGCGAATTATTGAACGAAAAGATTTGTATATTACTGGAAGACTCCTCCAATGATTGGAATTTCCTTCAAGGTATAATGATGGAATCAGAGCGTGAAAAATTACTGAACGCAGTTTCAAAAGGTTGGGCAGCTCCTGTACATGGAGGAGGAAGTGGGCTAATTACCCAACTGGAAGCTAGGCTAGCGTGCCCAAAAGAAGGGCTTCGGACATTTGCTATTTATGACAGTGACCGCCTGCATCCAGACGAGCTTCAAGAAGGCTGGGATGCAAAATGCCTTAGCGGTGCTAAAGCAACATGTCAAGCATACTATTGGGAAAAAGTTACTAAAGATAAAATGCCGCTGAGGTATTGGATGCTAAAACGAAGATTTATCGAGTCTTACATGCCAGAAGATCAGCTGAAAGATTACTGCTCAAGTAATTTTGGGCGCGGATTAAGCGACGAGGTAGTGCAAATTTTCTTCACCGAATTGTCGGACCATCAGAGATGGTATTACAATATGAAAGAAGGACTTTCTGGAGATGCTCGAAGAGTAGATGCGGAAAGGAATAGATCTTTATACTCTGACCTAGGAGAGGATATTCGTGAAGCTCTCAACAGTGGATTTGGAAGGAGTTTGGCAACTCATTATGCTAAACATCAAGATGTAGTGTTTCGGTGGGATGATAGCGCCATCGAAGAAGCACTAAACGCTCTTCCAAACCTAATGCGGCTGATATGAAGGTGGGGGAAATGACAGATAGTCTGACAGCTCTTGCTTCTGAGAACCTTAACCCTAGCCTTCGAAGCTTGCTGGAGGATGTTCAGCGTGGCCATATACGTGTTCCTCGCTTCCAAAGACCATTTGTTTGGACTGATGATCAAAGATTAGAGCTTCTTCGCTCAATCCGCGACAATATGCCCATTGGCAGCTTGTTGATTTGGAGGACAATTGTCTTCAAATTGGCTTCGTTTAACTCTGTTGGCCCCCATTCAATTCCTCCAATTGTTGATAAAGCACCCGCTACTGGCTGGCAATACTTACTTGACGGGCATCAGCGGGTTTCAACTCTGCTTGGGCTTCTTCTTTCTCCACAAGATTACGCAAGCCTTGAAGATCTTGAGTTGGCAGCGGATGGTGAGTTTGAGGAAATCGATTGGGACATTCAATATGACCTAATCGAACAAAATTTTGTGTTTGCTAAGAACTTGAAGAAGAAAAATTCAAAAAGGCCTCTTCTTCCTCTATGGACCTTGCTTGATGGTCGCTTAGTGAACAAGCACATGCGTGAAATTCGTCGAATTGGTGCGAATGAAAAATGGACGGAAAGCAATATAGATATTTGGGAAGAAAGAGCTGATCAACTCTCTTACAGATTTCAGCAATGCCGTATTCCCATAGTTGTGATGGTAACGGACGATCTTGATCTGGCTGCAAAAACATTTCAGAGGATTAATAGTCTAGGAACTCCGATGGATGAGTCACACCTAGTATCGGCTCTAACTTGGCGTTCAGATTTTGACCTGCGCGAAACCATAAAGTCTCTAAGAGATCGGCTCCCAAAGGGATGGCGGAAGCTGGATGATGCTCTTTTCCTTCAAGTATGTAAGGGATTGGCTGGCCTTGATGTAACTAAGGCAGCACAGACCGAGCTTGTGAACGTAATCAAAAGCAATTATGAAATTCTTGATAAAGCAGGTTCCGGCATCGAGAGATCTGTAAGAATACTCGAAAAACATGCGAACGTCTTCAGCCCATATCTTCTCCCATACTCTCTCCAGCTTGTTCTTATGGCGGCCGAACTTGCAGATATTGAAGAAGATAATATTCCCGAACACGACATCATGGACTGGTTTTGGAGAACAAGTTGGTCGGAGGTATTTGCCTCAGCAACATATCGCATCGTGAAAAGCGAACAGGCCAATCTTAAATATGCGATCCATGCTTCTCCTAATGTAGACTGGGACCGCCCACAAGAGATACCGGATCGTTTTGATTTTAGGTCGGCACGCGTCCGACTATTTATACTGAGATTGTCAAAAATGGAAGGACTAGTAGATCCGTATGGACGCCCCTTTAGTGGTGAAAAACTCTTAAAATCTTATGAGCGCGATGCTCTAGTAAAGCTGTTTACAGCTCCTCGAGGAGCATCGACTAGGCTTAAACGCCTGTTACAGGGAGCAGGGAATAGATTTTTCATTGATCCTGAGACTGCATCTGTATTCCGTGAAAGGCTAAAATATGGTCCTGATTACGATATAGATGATCTGTCTTCTCACTTTATTGACGACGAGATGGTGAGTAGTTTGAGAAAAGGTAACCTTGAGTTGTTTTTGCAACTTAGAAGTGAAAGAATGGAAAACTGGGATTTCACCGAATATTTCGAGATAAGTTAGCATTCCGTGACCTCGATCAGTGGAAGGGCCGAAGCGGCGGCGACTGGCGGAACGGCGGCGGCGATGTCCACCGCCTCGACCCGGAACGCCGCAGCAGCTCCAGCTCGAAAGCCGCCCAGCATGGAAGCGCCGAGCAACGCGAAGGTCAGCCCCAGCGCGCCCATCACCGCTCCCCCTCGGGCTGTCGGCAACGCGGATCGGCGTGGCGCAGCCGGATAAGGTCCGCCGTGGTCAACAGGCGCTCGTCCACCCGGTGCAGCGCGCCGCAGCGATAGACCCGATGGCCTGCGGCGCGCAGGCCCTGGACGGCGCGATAGAGGGCGTCGGCCTCGCACTGGTGCTGCGCCGGCCGGTGGCGCGCGGTGCGGGGCGGATCGCCCAGATCCAGGCGGAACTGCCGGTCGGGCCGGCGGCGTGACAGGGCGCCGGGCTCGACGGGCATAGCTCAGGCCCTCCCCTCGATCCGCGGGAAGGCCGATTCGGCGGCGACTGGCGGAACGGCGACGGTGATGTCCACCGCCTCGACATGGAACAGCCGCAGCAGCTCCAGCTCGTAAGCCGCCCGAATCCGGTCGGCGACGCAGCGATTCGGCGCGGTGACGGTCAGCCTGCGATCCCCGGACAGCCCAAGCCTGCATCCCCGGAACCACGTCGCATGCTGGACGGCGCCGATCCGGCGGGCGATTCGGGCGTGGCCGTCGCGCTCGATGTCGGCGGCGGATGGCGGCGGGCTGGTGCCGGCGCTCGCGTGTGGGCTCGCGCGCGGGGGTTCACGGGTTTTATCACAGGGTTTGGCCGACACCGGTGTCGGGCGATGAAGGCCGGTTCCGGCGGGCGATCCGGGGGCGGTTGGCGGGCGTTCGGCGCTTTGGCCGACTCCGGTGTCGGCGACGCCGCTGTCGGGCGATGGATCGTCGGACGGATCGGGGGCGTCGCCGGCCGGACCGTCCTCGCGCTCCAGCCAGTGCAGGCACAGGCGCATGCGGGTGGGCTGGCCCCGGCCGCCGGCGCGGTCGCGGACGATGACGCCGGCGGCCAGCAACGCGCTGCGCGCCCGTTCCACATCGCGGGTGGACAGGGCGCAGAGCCGCGCCACCGCCTCCACCCCGGTCCAGGTCAGCAGCAGGCCCAGCGCCTCGAACATCTGGCGGTTGACGCGCTCCAGCATCACCAGGGCGACCAGCTTGTCGCGCGGCTTCAGCGCCGGACAGGCCAGAACGGCGCAGCGGAAGCGGCCGACGGTCTCACGAAAGGCGGCTTGCGGCTTGGCGGCCGGGGTTGCGCGGGTGGTCGAGGCAGATGGCGAGGACATGGGGGCACCTCCCCGGCGGCGCGGTGGCCGGCCGGCGGCAATGCGGCTCCCTGCGGGCGCACGGGTTCGTGGCTGCAAGGAACAGCGGATTTTAATCCTGATCTCTGTTAGCCTCTGGACGCAGATCGCCGTGTTCCCGCCGTGGGCACGGCAGGGGCATGGGGCATTGGCGATGATTGCGGTCCTAGCGGGGCGGCCTCGGCGGGGCCGTCCCGTCTCAGGGCGGGGCGCGCGGATACAAGGGCCAAGCTCCGGCGTTCACCGCCGCGCGGGCGCGCAACGGTGGGGACAAGACGGGTGCAGCGCGGCCATCGGCAAGGGCGGACGCTGGGCACCGGATGACGGGGGCCTACGGGGAGAAGCCGGCGCCGGTCAGGGCGGCGCGCGTGGCGATGCCATCGGGCAAAGCTCCAGGGTTCACCGGCGCGGGGGCGCGCGGCGTCAGGGGGTGAAGACGCGCATCGCTTCCGGCCGTCTGGCGGCCGAAAGCGGCGCGGTCTTCAAAGTCGATGGGGGCGGCTGACTGGCGACCGTCGAGCGGCCGCACGGCGGGCCGCGCGCCATGGCGCAGCCGGCGCGATGGCGGGTCAATGGGCGGGCCTCACGGTGGAAGCCGTTGGTTTTCTGGATAGATCTGGGATCCGAAGGGGGACTGGCTGTCGGGCGGCGCCCGATCATGCGGATCCCCGCTGCGGCGATGCCGGCCGCAAGGCATGCAGGCGGTCGGTGGCGCGCTGCATCAGCGCCAGCAGCTCGGCCGCGTCGTCGTCGGGCAGATCGGCGAGGGAGTCGCGGTGGCAGAGCGTCCGCACCAAGCGGTCGACGCTGCACCATGTCACTGCGGCGGCGGCCTCGAAGGCTGGCCAGACGGCCAGGACGGCGCGCTGCGCGTCGGTGAGGGCCGGGTCAGCGGGGGGCATGGCCGGCCCCGGGCAGGGAAAGCGGCCGGAGTCGGATGGCGACTCCGGCCGCGGCCTCTCCGCCGGTACGGACAAGGAACCCGGCGGATCGGTGGCTGTGGCGGCGGGTGGCCGGACTCGGGATGCTCCCGATTGACCGGGCCGCGCCGCCGGCGCCTGATTCGGCGATGGGACACTGTCGCGGCCAAGCCGGAGCTTCGGGGTTGCGCAGTCGCTCAGTGCGAGCGATGCTTCCCGCCGAAACAACCGAGAGTGTGAGGCCTTGCCGGATCTCCCTGTTCATGTCCGCCTCTTTTTCCGCGGCTTTCCCAGGATCGGCGCGCAGAGGCCGCTGCTGGCCAGCGCGACGGGATCGGTCATGAAGTCGTGGGGAATTACCGCCTCCATGGCCCGCAGGGTCGTGGCGGTGGGGTTGCCTTCCTGGCGGAGCACGTCACGCACGGTGCTGGGCGGCACGGCGGCGGCTCGGCCGAATGACTCCGCACTCCAGCCCTGATGCCGGGCGAAGGCGCAGATCCGATGAATCGAGGCATCGATGTGCATGACGTGCTTCATGCCCAT